CATGAACGTGAAGGTCAGCCTATTATGTTGCGTGACTATCAAGTAGAAATCGTCAACAACTTTTTGAACAATCCACAAAGTCTACAAGAGATCGCTACAGGCGCAGGTAAGACATTAATGACTGCGGCACTTAGTAAAAGTGTAGAGGCATATGGTCGTAGTATTGTTATTGTTCCCAACAAGTCACTAGTCGTACAAACAGAAACAGATTACATCAATCTTGGATTAGATGTAGGTGTTTACTTTGGTGACAGAAAAGAATACAACAAGACACATACGATTTGTACTTGGCAAAGTCTAAACAATATGCTAAAGAGTACAAAGAGTGGCGAAGCAGAAATTCCAATTGGTGAGTTTATTGAAGGCGTTGTTTGTGTCATGGTTGACGAGGTTCACATGGCCAAAGCCGATGCACTTAAAACATTACTAACAGGTGTGTTCAGCGCAGTACCAATTCGTTGGGGACTAACAGGAACTATTCCTAAAGCAAAGCACGAACAAGTATCACTATTAGTAAGCCTAGGACCAGTGATCGGTAAACTGGCTGCAAGTGAACTACAAAGCAAGGGCGTACTTGCACAATGTCACGTTAATATTGTTCAACTAAAAGACCATGTTGAGTTTACTAACTATCAAAGCGAACTAAAACATTTATTAGAAGACAGTAAACGATTAGACAAGATTGCACAATTGATTAGCAAAATCAATGAGACAGGCAATACATTGGTATTGGTTGATCGTGTTAACGCAGGTAAAGAATTAATCACACGACTACCCGATAGCGTATTTGTCAGTGGCGAAACAAAACTGACTGAGCGTAAAGAAGAATATGACGAAATTAAAACAAGCAGTAACAAAATTATTGTTGCGACCTATGGTGTCGCGGCTGTTGGTATCAATATACCTCGTATCTTTAACTTGGTTCTGTTGGAGCCTGGTAAATCGTTCGTTAGAGTTATTCAAAGTATAGGTCGTGGTATTCGTAAAGCCGAAGACAAAGATCACGTAGAGATTTGGGATATCACTAGCAGTTGTAAGTTTGCTAAACGTCACTTAACACAGCGTAAAGCATTTTACAAAGAAGCCAACTATCCATTTACTTTGGAGAAATTGGACTATTAATATGTTGACAAACACCAAAGGAGTTGTTACAATACGACTATGAGAATACTTACCTTAGATAATATCTATTATAATTTAGAAACGCTTCCAGAAGAAATCGATGATTTGCGATTTGCTATCCTCGATAATTCCAATCCAAGTAATGTAGACTATCATTACATCCCACTAATCTTTTTGGAGAGTTTTAATAGTCCTGCATTGGTATTAAAGATTGGCAACAAGACAATCAAGATGCCCGTTGATTGGCAGATACTGATCGGTGAACAAGAACATGGAGACTTAGAAACACTTCCATTGAGTAGTCTCAATGATCGTGGCTTTAATGCATTTGAGTTTAATCCATTGACTAGTTTTAGTCCAACGTTTATTCCAGTTGAGATATTAGATATCTATCCTGATGTAACATGGTATGCGCCACGATTACGTAACGGTCAGTTCTTATGTGTACCAATCGATGATAGTAAAGAACCAAGATGTGTTTATTTTGTAAAAGAAGTAAGTCGCAATTGTGAGATAGTAGATTATAGTCAAGCATTTTAAAAGAGGAAAAATATGTTTAATTGGTTTAATAAATGGTTTGTAAACAAGTGCAAGCAAGCATGGGAAGAGTCTAGGAATATGGTAGAGGCTGATAATGGCAATCATGTTACTATAGCAAGTGTAGGTCATAGTAGAGGTAGAATTCTTGACCAACGTGGTATGAATTTTACAATTTATCATGCTAACGGTGGATATGTTATGGAATACAGTAAGTATGACGAACGCACTGACCGTCACAATCAAACACTACATATTATCCCTAGTGAACAAGAATTGGGTCAAGGTATTGCACACGTTATTACATACGAAATGTTGAAAAACTAATGGCAAAAGAAAAAGTATCAACTGAGGAAAAGTTTGAAAATCAAGACGTAGCCTTGTTTGATATTCTTGCGGCTATTGATAAGAAAGACTATGGCTTCTATGATAGACTAACACAAGAACAGCAAAAGAAAATTGTACCTTTTATGCTAGTTCATTGGGTTAGTGCAATCAAGGGTAATAGTGATTTGCAATCATATTATTTGCAAAGCACTAACTACCATGCAAACAAATATTTGTTTAATGAAAACGTATATCATCATCCTAAACTACAATGGTTGATGTTGTGTGCGGCTAGCCCGGGATTAGGCAAGCAGTTTCATCAGTGGATACCTCACATTAAAGAAAAAGTAAGTGAGTTGCGTGAACCTGCAAAACTAAAAGATATCAAAGAATATTATAAAAAAATCTATCCAAAGACTAGTGATAGCGACATTGCATTGATATCCGAGGCTTTTGTAGATAATCATAAACGCAAAGTGTATCTTGCTGAGAAATTCCCCAATTTAAAATTTGATGAAATTGAGTTATTAAGTGACCTTGTTACAGATAAAGACATTAAACAATATGAAGAAGACAGCGGTAACTGAGGTAAAACACAGTTGCGATTTTTGTAACAGAGAATTTCTGCGTGAGTCCACATTAGATAAACACTTATGTGAAAACAAACGCAGATGGCAAGACAAAGACCAAACGGGTAACCGTATTGGTTTTCAAACATGGCTATCTTTTTATAAAAAGAACACACCAACTAAAAAGACTAAAACATACTTAGACTTTATTAAGAGTTCTTATTATTTGGTCTTTGTTAAGTTCGGACATTATTGTGTCAACGTCAATGTTATCAATGTTGAACGATACGCTGATTGGTTACTAAAAAATAATATCAAAGTTGATAGTTGGTGTAGTGACACAAACTACACAAAGTTTTTGATTGACCATATGAAAAACGAAGACCCACTAGATGCTATTGCACGTAGTATTGAAACAACAATTGAACTTGCAAAAGCAGAAGGTATACTAAGCAAAGATTATTTGCGATATGGTAATGCAAATAAAATTTGCTATGCTATCACCGCTGGTAGAATCAGTCCATGGATGCTATATCAAAGTACTAGTGGCATTGGCTTGATTGAACGATTAGATGAATCACAGCAAAAAATGATTCTTGAATATATTGACCCCGAACAATGGGCTATTAGATTTAAGCGTAATAGCAATATCGTGCCACAAGTAAAAGAGTTATTGGCTGCTGGTGGATATTGATGTGTACAATTATCACGATCCTAAAGGTTGGGAACATACTAACCCGGGTTGGCATCAAGCATCAGCACATGTAAAGCATTACAATGAAATACTTGAATGGTTAAGAAATAATAACAATAAATTTGAAAGACATACACGTTGGATAATATTAGATGACGGAGAAATGAAGTTTAAGTTTCGTTATGAAAAAGATTATATAATGTTTACATTGAGGTGGAGTTAACATGGCAGGCTATTCAACTAAAAAATTAATTTCAATAGACAGAGGATTAAGTGATCCAATCACTGGTCACTTTTATGACCTTGATCCTAGTATCGCTACAAAGGCTAAAAAGAAATTTTGGGAAAATAATCAGTGGGTAGAAAAGACATTTATTAAAATGATGCCACCTAATAGAATGCGTGGCATAAAAAGTGCTATGGAACTATGGTGCATTAAATACTATGGCGAGCCTGTGTACCAAGGATCTTGGTTCAAAGCAGGAGAATACATCATCATGGATGAAAAAACATACGTGCATTGGAAATTATGTGAATAATACGGATACTAAGAAACCTATATATTGTAGCCTAGCGTTTGGCTCAGCATCAATCAACGCATTTGGCGAGTATATTCCTTGCTGTAATATTCGTACCGACCATTGGAAAATGTATAAAGATGGTCACTATGACTATGGAGTAGTTGGACGAGACCCTAAGGTCAGAATCAACGCACAGAATCTTAGAGAGTTGCGAGGACAATTAATTAATGGAGAATGGCCCGATGCCTGTTTGAATTGTAAACAAGCAGAAGAAAACGACATTGCATCCATGCGTACTATTTGGAATAAGAACATAAATGATTTTGTTCCAATGAATAAAAGTATCAATCCAACCGACATCAAATATCTAGATTTGACATTTGGTACAAAGTGCAATAGTAAGTGCATGACATGCAGTTCTATTCTTAGTGATTTTTGGGAAGAAGAATGGAATGATATTTGGAGAATACAACCAGAGCAAAAAGTTCAATACAAACGAGTTTCTATTGATAACGAAACTGCACAAAAATTAGTAGATGATTTTCCTAACGTAGAATTTATTAGTCTAGTGGGAGGTGAACCCACTATTTCAGAAGAACACATCAAGTTCTTAAAATTAATCATTGCCACAGGACGTGCTAAAAAGATTCGCTTAAGTTATGTTACTAACTTAACTGGTATCTCTGATGAGTTAATTGATATTTGGAATAACTTTGGTAGTGTTCACGTATCTGTTTCTATTGACGGTTATAAACAAGTCAACGAATATATTCGTTATCCTTTCAAGTGGAGTAAAGTAGAAAGCAATCTTAGAACATATGTGGGCTTAGTTCATAAAAGTAGATTGGCAATGCACACAGATTCTTCCTCTACTGATACTAAGTTTACAGTTGGATTAAGTTGCACTATAAGCCTTTTCAATGCAATTGATTGCGTAGACTTACTTGAATTTTGGTATGATTTATTCAATGAGTTTCCTATTATCATGGAAGAAAAAACATTGGTATATCATGCCAGTGTGTTTGCCAATCGTGTGTCACATCCTGAATACTCATTGATTAGTTTATTAACTCCTGAGTATAGACAACTGGGAGTAGTTAAAGCAAAGAAATTGTTAGACAGATTTAATAATGAACATCCCAATGATTTAAATGACAAAGTAAACAGTGGATTAATTGATACAATTAATATTGTTATCAAGTGGTTAGAAGAACCACAAATTGTTAACTCTACTTCATTGTCACAACTAAAGCATTTTATTACTGAATCTGATCAATATAGAAATAGAAAACTGCAAGATAGTTTACCTTTATTATGGGATGAATTACACAAGATTTGGGATCATGGAATCATTCCGGGTGATTTTTATATTAGAGGTAAAAATCCTGTACATGGTTATGCCAATAGTTTAATAGATGGTCCGGGTTATGTAATTACTGATACTATCATTGGTAATGAAATACTTACAAGTATAGAATCTAAATTAGATACATTGTATCCAGTACGTGCATCAAGCAGTAGCAAACAATATGCCGAACGTGATGATATCAAAAATTTATCTGATATTAGTGTATGGTGGAGCCAAAGCGTATTAGATTGGCCTGAAGTACAACAAATTGATTATAAAATCAATATGTATATCACAAAGTACCTTAAAGATGCAGTAATGTATTCAAGTGATATTGTAACTATCAATGCAGGAAGTACTTGGATCAGTCCACATATTGATACTCCAAATCGTTTTGACAAATGGAATACAGATAAAAGACTTTTAGGTGTACAAGTTATTATACCATTAGATAAAATGGGTAAAGATACTGCTGGTACGGGAATTGTACCGCATAGTCAAAAAATGGACTTTGATATTAACAAGTGTTATAATGGAGATATGAACGTTTGGTTTTTACAAAATTATATTCAACCAGATGTTTTTAAAGGTAATGTGTTAATATACAACACAAGACTATTGCACAGCAGTATGCCAAACCCAACTTCAAAAAATCGCCCAGTTTTGTTGATTAATTACCTACATAAAGATATAATTGACGAAGTAAGACAAGTGGACAATATTTGGAAAAGTAATGAGTAACATGCCAAAATCATTTCAGGACTATGATGAAAATGATCCTGAGATTGAGTTTCGAAAGAAGCGTTGGAATTATTGGGAATCATTAAAAAAGATTCGTAAAGAGTATATGCAAGACATAGCTGATTTGGATGGTCAGTTTGATGCATATGATTTTGAAGAATACGTAAAAGAAAATTACGGATTCAAAATGAACATATTAGACGGCAACATTACAGATAAGTTTGAAATTGTTGACGAGAAAAAATATATATTTTTTATATTAAAGTTTGGATAAACATGGCTAATGATATTATGGTTGACATTGAAAGTTTGGATACAACACCTAATTGTGTTATACTTACTATTGGTGCTGTGCGTTTTGACCCTAAGGGCAACGGTATCGCAGAACGATTAGAATTACGTCCAACAATTGAAGATCAAACTGAAATCTACAATCGTAGTATCAATGATGACACACTACGTTGGTGGGGTGAACAAAGTCCCGAAGCAATTGAAGAGGCTATGGGTGATCGTGATCGACAACCATTTAAAGATTGCATGGAAATTCTTTACAAGTTTTGTTGGAATCGCAGAGCAGTATGGAGCAACGGTGCTCCCTTCGACTTGGTAGTTATGGAACATGCATGGCGACAAACAAGTGACAAGCCAAACCCCATACCTTGGCCCTTTTGGACTATGCGTGACACACGTACACTATATGAAGTTGCAGGTGTAAGTCTTAAAGATGAAAAGCACGTTACTAGTCACAAGGCGGTTGATGACGCAGAACATCAAGCAATTGTTGTACAACGTGCATATATGAAATTAATGAAAGCAGGATTGGCATGGTGATAACTGTAAGTCAAAGAAATAGATAATGAAGATAGATAGTGATATAGATATAGATTTTGGATCAAGGGATGACTTACTAAAGTTGATTCCTCACACACCTGCAAGTATGCTCAATGTTGACCCTATTCGTAAACATCCAACTGGGGTTTATATCACAGAGATTCCTTATGATCCTGTACATCAAATGTCTAGCATACACTATGCTGACGCAGAAAAACGTGGATACTTTAAATTAGACTTATTGAATGTTCACGTGTATAATCAAGTACGTGACGAGTTACATTTGATTGAATTAATGCGTGATCCTAATTGGAAATTATTAAATAGAAAAGATTTTGTTGAAAAATTAATTCACTTAGGACAGCAGTTTGATACATTGCGTAGAATGCCAGAATCAGTTGATAGTATTCCACGACTAGCAATGTTCTTGGCAGTTATCAGACCTGCTAAACGTCATTTGATAGGAAAGAGTTGGAAAGAAATCAATGAAACCGTGTGGGAAAAAGATCACACAGGTTATAGTTTTAAAAAGAGCCATGCAATTGCATATGCTCAGTTAGTAACAGTACACATGAATTTATTGGAAGAAAATGGAACTTAATTTACTTAAAGAGAATGATCCTCTACTTAATCAAATCTCAAAAGCATGGGATTTTGAAGTTGATGGAGACCCTACTGAACTAGTCAAAGAAATGTCTACACTTATGTTTGTGAGTGAGGGTATTGGTTTGGCTGCCCCGCAATGCGGCGTGTCCAAACGAATTTTTGTTATGGGTAACAAAGACAATCTTGTTGCTTGTATTAATCCTGAGATCATTGCGACCAAGGGTGAACCTGAAATATACTTAGAAGGATGCTTGAGTTTCCCCGGACTGTGGTTGAATATCAAACGTGTACCTGAAGTTAAAGTACGATATCAAAATGTCAGTGGGGCAATTATTGAAGAGGAATTGAGTGGGATAAGGGCTAGAGTGTTTTTACACGAATTCGATCACCTTATTGGTGTGACGTTTGATGAGAGGTCTAGTGCTTTGGGATTACAAATGGCTAAAGAACGCAGAAAGAAGAAAGATAAAAAATTAAGGAATCTTCTTAACTAGTGTAATGCTTTTGCGTTTGCCCCTGCGTTTGGTAAAGTCAGTCATGCTTACCACAGGTCCATGAACAATATCTAAACTCTTATTATTAAAAGTCCTAATATAGGGTTTAAATACGGCCCATTCCTCCCTAAGGAATAGATTAATGGGAATTGCTCTATTTGATTCCCACCACCAAATGTCTCCTAATTCTAAGAATTTAGCCCTTAATTCTGCTTCTACAATAGAACCATAATCATATATTGTAGTAACTAGATCATCACGATTTTGTATAATGCCTACATAATCTTGACTGGCATAGGAACAAATCGTGATAAAGGGGTGATTCTCAGTGAGTTTTTTAAAAAAATCTTGATTCATAATGTTCGTCTTTGTTATTTAATCGGAAAAACCCATACTTAATATTTTCATATTTATTTCGACTAAATACAACAAAGGAGCGATGTTTGCGTGTTCTCATCATTTTCAACTCAAGTTTTTTATTATATCCCACGTCAGATAGTTGTACTCCTGTCAGGTAACTCTCCGAGGATTTTTATGCCACAATATTCTAAACCATTAACTCTTAACAGAGGTGTTGATAATCAATTACAATTTCAGTTCTTAAATCAAGAACAGAAACCAGTTGACGTTACTGGGGCTAATATCACATTTAGGGCGCTTGATATTACTGGCACACAAGTATTGCTACAAACTTATTTGGTACCTTTATTTCCAGCAAATGGTATCATGGTATTGCAAACTACTCCTGCAGAATTAGCAGGTATCTCAGCACAAAAAGGTTATTACACATTAGAAATCCCTGTTGGATCATTTAATTATCCTGTGTACGTAGATCAAAACCAGGGAGGTCGTGGTGATCTTTATATTGTAGATAGTATTTTACCGCGCTTTGTTCCTTCAGCAGAAGTATCAATTCCAACTGGTCAACCATTCCCCAATTTGACTTATGACTTCAATGCCAATGATCAACCTTATAGTACAAGTAATAATACCTCATACTATACCAGTGTTATTAGCACAAACAATAACCCAGTATTGACTATTCAAACACACTTAAATCAATATACTGGTAACATTATTATTCAAGGTTCTACTCAAGTAGACACAGATTGGTATCCAATCTTAGCAAGTGCAAACTATAGCAATGATAGTAGCACTTATGGATATGTAGTAAGAGGATTTCACCCATTTGTTAGAGTACAGTTTAACAGCAATGCAGGTGAAGTAACTAACGTATTGTCAAGATAATTGTACCTTATCTCTTGATTTTTCCTAGAGATATGTTACAATAGTATTATGTTTGATATCCTAACGGTTGTTCCGGGTAAAAAGAAATTAACGCAAAGTGGATGGTATAGTTTTAATGCCCCATGTTGCCACAATCGTGGGCATTCATCTGACAAGCGTATGCGAGGTGGTATCAAAACAGATGGAACTAACTGGTCATTTCATTGTTTCAACTGTAACTTTAAATGTGGTTTTGGATTAGGTAAACATCTTACAAAGAATACCCGTCAATTTTTATCTTGGTGCGGTGTTGATGATAATCAAATCAATCGTTGGAACTTAGAAAGTTTACAACACAAAGATGCATTAGACTTTATTCAAGTTAAAAAGATAAAGAATAAAGTTAAATTTAAAGAACTTGTATTACCTGATGCTGAGTTGATTGATACTAATAATCCTCGACATAAAATATATGTTGACTATCTATTAAAGCGCGGTGTGCAACCAACTGAGTATCCCTTTATGGTTACTCCCGACGCTGAAGGAAGATATAATAATCGTATCATCATTCCCTTCACACACGACAACAAGATAGTAGGACATACTAGCAGATTCTTAGATGACAGAAAGCCAAAGTTTATCAACGAACAACAACCTGGTTATGTATTTGGATATGACTTTCAAAAACCTAATTGGGAAGTATGTATTGTAGTAGAAGGTATCTTTGATGCACTTAGTATCAATGGATGCGCATTAACACATAACACAATCAATGATGATCAGGTAGAAGTATTACGTAGACTTAACAGAAAGATTATTGTAGTACCTGACCAAGACAAAACAGGTCTAGAAATATGCGATAGAGCATTAGATTTGGGCTTTTATGTTAGTATCCCCGAATGGGCAGAGGGTGTAAAAGACGTTAATGACGCAGTGGTAAAATATGGGCGACTGCCTACATTACTAAGTATACTACAAAACGCAACAAACAGTAAAATTAAAATAGAAATGAGTAGGAGAAAACTTGATAAAAGATTATAATACAGATGTTCAAACATTATTCTTGCGAATGATGGTTACAAACGCAGAGTTGTATACTAGGGTTATTAACATCATTAACCCAGAAAACTTTGATCGTAGATTGCGACCTGCCGCAGAATTTATTGTTGAGCATAGCAAGAAATATAATGTTATTCCCGATCCCACACAGATCAAAGCAACAACTGGTGTAGAGATCAACACAGTTGAAGAACTGGATAGTGGGCATTATGATTGGTTCTTAGAAGAATTTGAACAATTTACTAAGCGCCAAGAACTTGAACGTGCGATTCTTAAAGCAGCCGATATGCTTGAGAAGGGTGATTTTGATCCAGTTGAAAAACTAATCAAAGATGCTGTACAAATCAGTTTGCAACGTGACATGGGTACTGATTACTTTGCTGACCCCAAGGATCGATTGAATCGTTATTTCAATCAAGGTGGTCAGGTTAGTACAGGCTGGCCACAACTTGATCGTGTTATGTATGGTGGCATGAGTCGTGGTGAATTGAACATCTTTGCTGGTGGTAGTGGTTCAGGTAAAAGTTTGGTCATGATGAACATTGCATTGAACTGGTTACAGCAAGGACTAAGTGGTGTTTATATCACACTTGAATTGAGTGAAGAACTAACTAGTTTGCGTACTGATGCGATGTTGACTAACATGGGTACAAAAGATATTCGCAGAGATATCGATGATGCGACCATCAAGGTTAAAATGCATAGCACTAAATCAGGTAAGTATCGTGTTAAGTCATTACCTGCACAAAGTAATGTCAACGATGTTCGTGCATATTTAAAAGAAGTACAGATTCAAACTGGTATTAAAGTTGATTTTGTTATGATTGACTATTTGGATTTGCTGATGCCAGTAAGCGTTAAAGTCAGCCCAACTGATCAATTCGTTAAGGACAAGTATGTTGCTGAAGAATTGCGTAATCTAGCAAAAGAACTTGGACTATTGATGATTACTGCAAGTCAGTTGAATCGTAGTGCTGTGGAAGAAATTGAGTTTGATCATAGTCACATTGCAGGTGGTATCAGTAAGATCAATACTGCTGACTATGTGTTCGGTATCTTTACGTCACGTTCTATGAAAGAGCGTGGCAAGTATCAGATTCAGTGTATGAAAAGTCGTAGTTCGACAGGTGTTGGTCAAAAGATCGATTTAGACTACAATATCGAAACTATGCGTATCAGCGATAGCGATCCTGAACAGACTAGGGCACAACCATCATCTAATGAAATCTTGAATAAAATCAAGACTACAAGTCAGGTTGGGGCAGTAAATCAAGCAGTACATGAGACCATAGAAGTTCAAGAAAAACGTGTGGTTGTAGACGTTCAAAGTGCAAAACTTCAAACAATGCTTAATTCACTTAAGAAACAAAATTGACATCTAGACTAAATACATGTAGGATCCTATAATATGCAAAAGAAAACTAAGAGCCTTTTGGAAGAACTTCAATCGATGGGAGAAAAGCGTGATATTAACCATATCATTGAATCCCGCGCCTCAAATATTATTACGAGTGCTATCAATCTGGTTGAGTTAATGAGCCGCCATTATTCGCCTGAAAGAGCCGAATTGTTGGAAAAGAAACTCTTAAGTGCTATCAAGGGTAAGGATCAATCAAGATTCGCAAAGACTTTGAGGAAGAAAAATGAAACTGAATGAATTTAAAGATATTGAAGAAGGTTTTTTTGGTGATCTAGCCGGTAAAGTTAAGGGCGCATTTGCTGATCCTCAGACTAAACTATCAAACAAGACACAAGGTATCTTTATGAAGAACTTTGTGGCCAACGCAACCAATGCGTTAAACACTGGTATCAAAAGTGGATTGATCACTCCAGGTGGCGCATCAGGTGGCGGGGCAACTCAAGTCAATCCTAGTACTGTAACTCCTCAACCAAATCAACCAGGAACACCGGCAACTGCACCTCAATCAACACAATCTCAAGCCAAACCAGATACAAGTAAGGCTGTTGGCAAATACAATCAACAGGTTCAACAAACTCAGAACATGAATCAATATGTTCAGGGCGCAGCCAAAGCAATCAACAGCACACAAGATAAGAATCAAAAAATGGCATTGACTAAAGAATTAGTCAATTACATGGCTGACCGTAAGGGTTATCCTGAATGGGACAACGGTGTAGCAACAGTTCAACAGATTATCAAGAAGGGTAATCCTGATCCTAACTTTGCTAACGGCGCTATCAATCGTCTAAAAGCCGGTCAAACAATGAGCGAAGCCTGGAGAATTTATTATATCAACAAACTACTTGAAGCAGTTGGTATTACATGGAAAGAATTAGGCTTAAGTGTTCTTAAAGAAGGCAAGACATATTATATTGCTGAAACAAAATATTTAAAACTAAACAGCATCTTTGAGAGTATGTTGACTGAAGGTAAAACTGTTGGTCAATATATGATGCAATGGTTTAATAATTTCATGGGCAAAATTGATTGGAGCGAAGAAGCCGACGATGTTAAAAATGCTATCAACGCACTTGACAAGGCTATTGCACAAGACGGAAATAAAGTAGGTAAAAATGCACAAGCCGCGTTAACTTCATTAGCAGGTATTGCTTATGCTGTACAACAATCAGGTGGTAAAATAGGTGGCGGTTCAAGTTCTGAAACTAAACCCGAAGCAGATGCCGAAAAAAATAAACAAGATCAAGGTAAACAAGATCAAGGTGCTAAACCTCAAGCATCAGCCGGAGCGGCAGCAGGCGCAGGTCAAGCAAATAGTTTCCAAATGGCTTCTCAGATTAAGAAACAATTGCAACAGTTATCACACCTTGACATTGAAGCATACAATCAGTTAGTCAAATCGTTACAACTTGCTAAATCACCAAATACAGAACCTCCTAAGGTGGCGGCTGGTAATCAAGCAACAAACAATCCACAAGCACAAGCAGAACCTAAGGCACCAAATCTTAGAGTAGCAGAAGCAAAACGTAAAGTTCGTAAAGCAGTATGAATTTAGCCGAATCACTAGCAAAGTTAAAAGGTCAATTAGATAACATTGACCGTGTAGTTATCAAAGAGGCTAAGGGTCACTTAGACCATCCTGAGGACTTAGTGTTCCTTGGTGATGAAGAAGGTGCTAGACATGCTATTGAGGCTATTGAAAAGACTGTAACAAATCCAAATGCAGTCACAATCAAGTGGGATGGATATCCTGCATTGATCTTTGGACGTGGTACTGACGGTAAGTTTAGTATCATGGACAAGCATATGTTCAACAAAAAAGATGGCTCAGGTCGTCATGTCTACAGCCCAGAACAATTTGTAGAATATGATGCAGCCAGAGGCGTAAATCGTGGTGATTTATATGCACTTATTGCTAGTATTTGGCCTGGTTTAGAACAAGCAGACCGTGGTGGTAATGGTTATTACTGGGGCGATTTGTTATTCAGCAAACCTTTAAAAGATGAAAAAGGTGTTTATAGATTTAAAGCAAATCCTAACGGCATTGCTTATACAGTAAATGCAAATAGTGAAGTTGGTAAATTAATGGCAGGTAAAGATGCAGGTATTGCTGTGCATCAATTTATTCCTGCTGATGCAAGTACTACTGACGAAGCAACAAGCCTTGACGGTAGCATTGGTAATCTAAAGAACAACAGTAATGTTGCTATTATTCCAAGTAAGATGCCTATTACTCCTGACTTAGGAGTTAATAGTAAATTAAAGAATACTGCTATTAAAGAACTAAACACATATGGTGCCGCAGTAAAAGATTTAATGAATACTGCACCACAAGCACGTAATACGTTCAATCAACTATTCACTACATATATCAACAAACGTATTGTATCAGGTAATTTAAGTAATCTATACAATGGATTCTTAGAATACGTTGAATCAAGACCTATGACAGATAAGATGAAGGCCAAAATCATGGAACATCTTAAAGTCAATAAAGAAGGTGTATTGGGTGCATTTAAAATTTGGGTCGCTATCTACAATTTAAAGATGGATGTTGTTAAGCAACTAGATAAAGCCGCAAAGTCTAGCCCAGTTAAGGGTTTCTTACAAGACGGTACTGAAACACAAGAAGGTTTCGTTGCTAATGGTCTTAAGTTTGTAGATCGTATGGGCTTTAGTAGACAGAACCTTCAGGGTCGTTAAACTAATTTCCAATTTCCTCTGCATTTATGTTTCCCCCTTAACAGTTACTTAAAAAATGCACCAAAAAGATACCATAAAACCGACTTTTTTTGAAAAAAGTGTAAATACAGATATGAAGCAGTAGGCTTCAATAAACATTAAGGAATTTTCAAAATGGCACAATTTACACGTACAAACGGTGACTTCTATCCCGTATTAAACCTTGACTATCCTGCATATACAAACGCTGGCGTTAATGCTATCGATTCAGGCTATGTAGTTCAACCACAAGGTCCAAAATTAGACTTCATGACAATCACAGCAGCTTCAGGCACTCACTTCAGTGCAACACAGGCTAATGTTATTATCGAAACAGTTCAACAATTAGCAACAATTTACATCTACGAATACACAAACACAACTTCAGATACATTTGCTTTCGCAACTTATCCAACAGGTGCTTGGTCAGTAGACGGTTCAGCAGGTGCTAACGTTGTTGCAGCTGTTAACGCAGCCTTAACTAACGCTTCAGTTGCTAACACAACAACTGGTACAAACGCAGCTACGTTCACTACAGTTTACGGCGCTTAATTTTAGTTTGTAACTAAACATGAAAACCCGGGAATTAATTCCCGGGTTTTTTTACCTCTATAAATAACACTATGTACCGCATCTGTTGTTATACCCTATTTGACATTACTCAGACTGGAGTAATGAATAGAAACAAACCTATAGGGGATGACATAGAATCATGGATGCACAGAAGAAATACACAATGTAACTATGATACTATATTACAAGTAATATCGTTACGTAGTCAACCTGAAGTAGTTAAAGTACCTTATAAAACAGAAATACGTTTTGATGAATTTGATCAATTTGGTTTCTTTTATGAGCAAGAAGAAGATAAAACTTACACAGTTTGGAAGTTTGAATTTGAGATACAACATCCAAGTGTGTTTGAAAACGGAATAATTCCCTTAGGGGCATTATATACAGACTGTGAAGGTGTACCAATGATTAAATGTAAGGGTCAATATGAAAATACCCCTGCATTTTTAGATGTGACACCTGAATTAAAAAACATTCATTTTGAGGTGCTATGAAATACGATAAGAAAATAGATCAATTTATTAATAAGCAACTTGTTAATGATGAGTTAAAAGAAGTTGTGATTATGCGTACCCCTGATGGTGGGTACGAATTGTTTCAAAAATATAAGATATCTAAGACACCTACTGGATATTTGGTCACATTTTTAACTCCAATAGACCGTTCATATGAATTTACTACTCTCAAAAACGCAACAGCCTGGTGTACATTTGACAATGCCAGACAATACAGAGATGCCAATCGTGTAATAGATTTAGATTTACGATTATCCAGCAATGAATTAGACATGCAAATTCACAAGAAATTGGCAAAAAAAGCAAAAGATAACGGATCCAAACTAATTTATACCATTAAATGGGAAGAGGATGCACGTAAAAAGAAATTACTATCAGAAGAACTGGATTCTTTCATAAATAGTTCTAGAATATTACAAGAACGCAAGTTCAATAAAACCCCGGGTTTTAAGAAATTGTGATAAATACTTAATCAAAACGGAATAACAACCATGAGACTAAACGACTTAGAAACAAAAAATTATGCGTCTACAGCATTGAAACAAAATTTCGAATTTAATTTCGATGTTTCAAACTTAGACAAGATCAAGACCCAAACAATGTTGAACAGAGTTCACGGTCTTATCAAAGAATCAAGACAAGCATCTGATTTCCACAGCAATCAGAACAGTCCTGCATACTTGAAATTAGTATTTATGGAACAAGCATTGTCTAGTCATTTCAATCAATTAATGAGCAGACCTTCTACACGTATCGTTTTTGAAAACGAAGAAGTTGAAAAGTCACAGGTTGTATTAGCCGCTCAGGATCTAGTAGATTCAGTACGTAAGATGATTGAAGAAGTTAGCGATATGTTAGTTAAAGAACTACCAGCATTGTCTGACAGCATTCAAAGTGAAATTGGTGTTAACGAAAGTGAACAATTCACTGGGCAAGCAAACGAAGCATTAACTTCATTACAGGCTGCATTAACACAAAGCGAACAAGGACTAAAGAGCGCATTGAACAGCATCACTGGTCAAGGTGGTGCAGACTTTGGTGGTGAAGTAGGTATGCCTACTCCAACAGCAGGTGAAGAAGACGGCGCAGATTTAGGCGACATGGGTGCAGAAATGCCAGAAGAGCCTGGTCTAACAGCAGAAACACCCCCAGCACCCGAAGAAGAAGAGCCAGCAGGTAGCGTCGGCAGATCAAAGAGATAACATGAGGCTCTTTGAGTTCGATCAAAATAGTGCCACTATCAGTAAACTGGTGGTACTAACAAGTCAACTACAGAACGATTTAGAGAAGGGAAAAATCCCTCAAGATTTTTCTGTAGATGACCTATTGAACTATTTTTATAATTATGATTTAGTATTGGACAAGAACGACTTGTACAATATGATTAAAGTTCCCCCACTAAAATCTGTCATCACTAACATTCAAGGTGACAAAGTAACATTCAAAGGTCAGCCAGAAACTCCAAACGCTGAACCTGCACAAGCAGACGACCAAAAGAAAGTCGTCCAACAAATGGCAAAACACGCACTAGATAAGTAAGTTATGGCTAGTGACAGCAAGAACCTAAATCTTATTTTTTATAGAATAGGTGAAGGTGGCAACTTTTTAACAAGACTGTTTAGTTTAAGTGATACCACACAATTTCTTTGGAAAACAGGAACATGTGGATGTAGACCAAAAGATCATAGCCTCGAAGAAAAATTAAAATACTATTCATATCGTGATGATATGCAGAACTGGATGGCAGATGCACACATGACACCTTCTGGTGCGCATTTATTATTTGATATACACAATAATTGGGAAACCAATCCTACTATAATTACATGTTTCCATTATCATCATTTTATCTATGAATTAGAAAGTTACAAACAATTTGGATATGCATTCAGAGATAATATCAAAGAAAAGTTTTTTCATATAAAAATTAGTGACAATTTGTATGATAATATGAGAGATCAAATTAAAGTTCATAATGCAGATAAAATTGAATATGTAAATGAAGTAATTAATACGGTAAATTCAGAACCTATAGATATGGATTTACTAACGAATAGTGATGAAACTTTCATAGAAGAATACACTAGAGTTTGCGGTTTAATGAATTTGGTTCCAATTAATACTGATGTGGTATTAAAATTCTATAACGATTGGAAACGATTAAGACCTATAGTTGGTAAAAATTATTATGCATATGGGTTTAAATAACCATAACACTAGACATTCGTAAAAAATTATTGTATACTGCATAGTAGGATAAAATAAATATCTATATGCTTACAATCACAGAACCCGCAGCCAACAAAATAAAAAATCAATTAGAAAAACGCGGTAAGGGCGTTGGAATTCGCATTGGGGTAAAAACCACAGGATGTAGTGGAATGGCATATGTATTAGAATACATGGATGTTGCACCTGTTACCCGTGACTGGATGAAATACGAAAATCACGGAGCCACTGTTTATGTTAATGGCAAAGACCTAGTATACATGGATGGTATGGAAATAGACTATGTTAAAAGAGGTCTTAACGAAGGGTTTGAATTCAACAATCCCAATGAACGTGATCGTTGCGGTTGCGGCGAAAGTTTTAGAGTTTAATGGCAACAGAAATAACACACGTAGTAACGCTTGGATGTAGTTTTACTTACTGTCAAGCATTATATGATCCGCCCAATGAAGGTTGGCCCAAACTAGTTGCTGATAAGTTTGGTGTACCTATTGTTAATCTTGGTGTGCGTGGATTGGGTAACGACGGCATATATCGAAGAACATTTGAATATTATTACAAAAATCTATTAACGAATAGCAAGCCTTTTTTCATTGTTGCTATGTCACAGAATACCAGATTAGAACAATATCATTCCGTCTGTAATAATGAACCAGTCCAAAATTATCAAATTATAGCATATTCAGATAGTGAAAGCCGATCTAGAATTAGTAAACCTGTGTATGAACAAATGGATGACGTTGGTATATTAATGAGCGAAGTTCGTAAATTAATATACTGGAACTCTATAGTAAATCTTTTCAAAGTTAATAATATTCCATATCTTACTTCAGATTATTTTCCTGATTACACTCAAACAACTAACGATTATATCATAAAAAATCACTTATCATTATATGCAAATGTCAATACTGATATATGCAGATTAAAAAATTTTTCAGAAATAACAACGCATTACCCGAAAGCATTAGATAAAGCACATCATGGTAAACAAGCACAAGTTGCATTGGCAGAATTTATATATGAACAGGCAACCAGTATTTACGGTGAATTTAAACCTGTACAAGGAAATTTTTTATCATTAAAAGATTACCCATCAGAATATCCATTAAGAACATTTGAAAATATTAATCAATGGTATAGAAAAGAAATGAATTTACCATATCATTATGGACTTGATGTATAAAGCATGTTAGAAATATCACATTTAGTTGTCAACGGAGACAGTTTTACTTATTGTCAGGGATTAGAAAATCCAATGGAAGTAGGCTGGCCTGCATTATTGGCTAAAAAATTAAATGTCCCTGTAGTTAATTTGGCTTTACGTGGATCCAATAATAATAGTATTGTTAGAAGAACATATGAATATTTTTATATGGACAAAAATACTAAACCTTTTTATATTATTGGATTTTCCCATGCTACACGTGAAGAGGATATTATACAAAGTTTTTTAAAACTCAATCATTATACGTTTGAATTAAGAAAATTAATATATTGGCTAAACTGTGTAAACCTATTTAAAAGTAATAACATACCTTATGTCGTGAGTGATTTTTTACCTAGTTGGCATAATATACGTGAAGGTTCATTAGAAAAATATACTGATTTGCATAATCAAGTTTATAATGATCCAAATAAACTTAAAAATTTTAATGAGATTACTAGGGAGTATCCTAGGGTTTCAAAGAAAGATGCACACGATGGTTATGAAGCACAATATGTTTTAGCAGATTATTGCTATGCAGAAATTATTAAAAGGTATGGGGATATTAAACCTATTAATTTGCCCTATACCACACTAAAAGAATACCATAAATTTTACAATGACGAAAACCCCTATGAAGACCACAACTGGATAGAGAATGTATAACCCTAACAAATTTAACTACGTACAATTAAAAAAAGAAACTATTGATGGATCACGAAAATATGTTACCCCTGATGGATATAGAGTCCCCAGCGTAACAACTATCCTAGACGCAACTAAAAGCGAAGAAAGCAAACAAGCATTACAAAACTGGCGTAAACGTGTAGGTGTACAAAAAGCACAAGAGATTACTACCGAGGCTGCGGGGCGTGGCACACGTATGCACAAGTGGCTTGAAAATTATGTCAAAACAGGTGAGACCGGGGAGCCTGGTAGCAATCCGTACTCTGTACAAAGTCATAAAATGGCACATAGCATTATTGCTCAGGGTCTTGTGAACTGTAGCGAGTTTTGGGGTACAGAAGTCAGTCTTTATTTCCCACAGATTTATGCAGGTACAACCGATTTATGCGGTATACATAATGGCCAAGAGGCTATCATGGATCACAAACAAGCAAACAAAATCAAAAAGCGTGAATGGATTGAAGATTACTTTATTCAGACAGCAGCCTATGCAAATGCTCATAATGAAGTTTGGGGCACAAATATCCGTAAGGGTGTAATTTTTATGTGCGACCCTAACGCAGTATATGCAGAATTTATCATTGAGGGTGCTGAATTCGACAAGTATACTGATCTTTGGTTCAAAAAACTAGAAGAATACTACACAAAATTCCTATAAGTAATTAGATAAATAAGTGTATTAGGGCAAGATACACTTATGTCAATCGTACAAATATCAAAGATTCAACAAAGGTCAGGTAATTTAGTTGACCTACCACAATTAGACGAAGCAGAATTTGGTTGGGCAAGCGACCAAAAACGTCTGTTTATTGGTAAAACAACTCCCAATGAAAACGTAGAAGTATTAACATCCTATTCAGGAATCAGTTTTAGTCAAATCGACGGTAGTGTTGGTAACTTAAACATTAATCCAGTTGATGTGGGTTTAGGACAAGTCCTTGCTTTTGACGGTACTAACTGGATCAATGCAGGTGGAAACGCCGGTGGCAATATCAATTTAGGTAACATCAGTAACGTTACTATTGCAGGTGGTGCCATTGGTTATGTATTGCAAACTGACGGCTTAGGTAATCTATCTTGGGCTCCTAAAACAACAATCACAGCGTATATCGAAAACGCAAGTAACACTAGTCCCGTAGTTATTACTACTACACAAAATAACTATTTTACTAACGGTGCAACAATTACAATTACAGGTGCACCTAACATTGCAAACAGTATTGGTAATGCACTAAATGGTGGTAACTATTACGTAAAAGCCCAAACATCAAACACTTTTGCATTGTATACTGACCCTTCACTATCAACACCTTATAGTGGTACAGGTCATAACGCATATTCATACAGCAGTAACGTTACTGCTACAACAGTGGCAACAAACGTAATTAACATTGGTAACTCAGTTGCTAATGCTAACGTGTTGTTTGAAGTAAATCAACCTGTTGTGTTCTTGGGTGGTTTATCTACTAGTGGTCTTACAGCCAATACAACATATTACATCAACAGTATTCCTAGTGCCACTACGATTACTGTTTCAAACTCAATTTATCCAAACGGAACCGCAGGTCCTATTTTACCATTACAAACTACAAGTGGATTAACAGCAACAGTTTATGGTACAGGTGGTAGAGTAATCTCTTCTATTGGTGGAAGTGGCGGCGGCAACGGAGCACAAGGTTCTAACTTATCTGTACAGTTTAACGATAACAATTTGTTAGCAGGTAATGCAAACTTCACTTACGATTTTGCTAATACGATTTTAACAGTCAATGGTGGTAATGTTGTTGCTAATAACTTTATTGCTAGCAATTTAGTTTCAGCAAAGTATTTGACTTCTAATATCGCTACAGGTACAGCGCCATTAATTGTAACATCAACTACACGTGTTGCAAACTTAAACGTTGACCATGCTAACGTTGCTGATTACGCTAACATTACTACTACTTCAAGTGGTACATCATATCTGATGTTAGCAAATGCAACATCAGGTAACGTTGCCGAATATGCAAACGCTAACTTATCATTTAATGCCGCAACTGGCAATCTATCAACAACTAATTTAAACATTACAGGCAATGCTAATATTGGTGTTAATTTGGGTGTTGCTGGGATCCTTGCTGTAACTGCAAATATTAACGGTGGCAATTTAGTAACAAATAACAATGTGTCAGCAGGAACATTAAATGCTACAGGTAATGCTAACGTTGGCAATATTGGCGCAACCAATGGCGTGTTTAGCAATATAAGTGGTAACGGTGCTCAATTGAGCGCACTTACAGGTGCTAATGTAACAGGAGCAGTTGCATATGCTACCACTGCTAATAGCGTAGCAGGTGCTAATGTAAGTGGGGCAGTAGCATACGCAACTATAGCAAACTCAGTTGCTGGTGCTAATGTAACAGGAGCAGTCGCATACGCAACAACTGCCAACTCAGTTGCTGGTGCTAATGTAAGTGGGGCAGTAGCATACGCAACTACTGCTAATAGTGTAGCAGGTGCTAATGTAAGTGGCACAGTTGCTACTGCAAACAATGCTCTTTATTTAGGTGGAGTTGCAGCCGCTAATTATGCATTATCAAATACTGCAATTGCCAACGCAACATTTGCAAATACTGCCAATAATTCAAGTTATTTGGGTGGTGTTGCGGCCGCAAGTTATTTACAAGTAACAGGTACTGGTAGTAGTTTAACAGCAATTACAGGTGCTAATGTAACAGGTACTGTAGCAAACGCAACTACTGTTATTGGTGCAGTTCAAAACAACATCACAACATTGAATGGTTTAACTACTATCAATGCTGGATCAAACACAACAGTATTAACATTTACAGGTAACTTACAATTATCATCAGGTTCAAGACTACAAGCAACATACGCTGACTTGGCTGAGTACTATGAAGCCGATCAAGATTATGAACCTGGAACTGTATTAGAGTTTGGTGGTGATAAAGAAGTTACTATTGCTCAAGACGGAACAAGTAGAGTAGCAGGCGTAGTGTCTACTAACCCTGCATATGTTATGAACTCAACATGTCCGGGAATCGCAGTAGCAATTGCTCTACAAGGTCGTGTTCCAGTTAAAGTTCGTGGACTGATCAAGAAAGGTGACTTGCTAGTTAGCGGTGGTAATGGATATGCAAGACCAGGGTTTAATCCTGGCATGGGAACAGTTATTGGTAAAGCATTAGAGAACCACGAAGGCGAAGGTGTCATTGAAGTGGCAATTGGTAGACTCTAAGATAAATACATTACAGGAATAAGAAAATGTCATCATACGTTTATACAGC